TGTGACGGACCTCTTCCTGATGCTGGTCCTCCTGGGCACGCGCGACGGCGGTACCGCTGTCCGGCGCGGGGCTGCTGCGGCCAGGAGGCTTACCGCCTGATCACGGGGACAGCGACGGCGGTACCGCAGCCGGAGGGCCTAGCGGACGGCAGGCTCCCGGGACGGACGTACGCTCGCGGCGACCGCCGACCCGGGAGCCTGCCGTGACCTTCGCTGACCTGTCCGTCCTGGACCAGTACTTCGCCGAGCCGCTGGACGCCGCGTATCCGGCCAACGTCCGCACGCTGTACAGCCCGGTGGACCGGGTGCACGCCGCCCTGGTCGCCCTCATCGGCTCCGCCCAGACCAGCCTGTCCGTAGCGATGTACGGGTTCGATGACCAGGAACTGGCCGACGCCATACGGTCCAAGCTGCTGGACGAGCACGTCCGAGTGCTGCTCACCCTCGACTCCAGCCAGGCCGGCGGCGCCCACGAACGCCAGATCCTCGCGGTCGAGTCCTACCCGGACTCCGACGTCGCGGTGGGGCGCAGCGAGCACGGCGCTATCATGCACCTTAAAGAGATCGTGGTGGACGGCGTCCTGCGGATCAGCGGCTCGACCAACTGGTCCGGCGGCGGCGAGGGCCTCCAGGACAACGAGTTGACCGTGATCCTGGATCCGGTTGTCGCCAAGCAGGCTTCGACCCGCCACCGGGCGATTCACGACCACATGGTGGCCGCCCGCAAGTGACCAGGGCGCGCCGGGGTAGGTGCGGGGGATCCTACCGGGCGGAGGACCCCGTGAACATGCTCTACCTACTGATCGTCGTCCTGCTGATCCTCGCGGTGCTGGCCGTCCTCGGCGTGCTGTGATCAGTGGATGAAGTGCCCGATCACTCCGGCCACTGCGGCGATGACGAGCAGCGCCGTGGCCAGCACAGCCCATCCGGAGCTGAGCCCCTCGCTCCGGCCGTCCCGGGTATTGACCCGGTCGGTCAATGTCTGCACGGTCTTGGCCACGTCCTGGGTACGTTCGGTGTTCCGGTCGATCGCCGCCAGGGCCTCAGGCCGGGTGATGAAAGTCTGCTGCTGGTCGGTCAATGTCTGGCGGAACTCGTTTACTGCTTCGAACCGCTTGTCCGCCGCCAGTTCGGCCTTGGCGGTCGCCTCCTTCGCCGCCGTCATGGCGGTGGCCACAGCCTCCTTGGCGGCGATCATCGCCGCGTCCAGAGCGGCCTGCTGGGCGTCGAACCGCTGCTGGAGCCGCAGATCACGTTCCGACAGCACGGTCTCCAGGTGCTCCCGCAGCGTGTCGACCGTCCACTCGGACACAGGTCAGCCCAGCTTCGGCGGAGGGACTGCCTTGGAGACCACCGCAGTGCAGCCCAGCGCCTTGTACCCGGCGGAGATCACCGCGAAGGAGTGGTCGAACTGCACCTTGTCCACCGACTGCTGCCGGGCCGCCGCTGTGTCGCCGCTGAGCAGCAGGGTGTACAGCGGGCACAGGGTGTCCTTGCGGGTGGTCGTCTGCGAGATGTCCAGCCGCTCCGTCAGAGTGCTGATCCGGCGGGTGTTGCCGTCCAGCTGCACCAGGCTGACGGCGAGGGCGACCGACAGCGCGATGTCCAGGAGGACGCTCGCGGCCAGGGCCCAGTTGAACCGGCGCACCCTGCGGACCAGCTTCAGTGTCGCGGCGTCCTGCCGCGCCAGCGATACGAACTGCTCCCCGCTGTCGCGGCCGATCCGGTGCAGCTCCTCCACGATCCGGGGCGCGGCGTCCGCCAGCCGGTCCAGGGACTCCTGTGCCGCGTCGGGCTCCGGTTCGGTGCTCACGGCTTCGCCCTTCCCTCACGGTCGTCCTGTGGCGGGACAGCCTTCCCTGTCCGCAACTGATTGATTGCGTCCGTCAATTCCCGGGTGAAGTCCTCCACCCCGTCCGTGGTCTGCCGCAACTCGTCAGCCCGCTGCTGGAGTTCGGCGCGCAGCCGTTCGGACTCGGCCAGCAGCTGGTCCACCGGGCTGCTCTTGGCCATGTGATCAGCTCCTGCGCACGGCGGCCATGGCATCCGCAACGGCACGCTGGGCGTCGGCCACGGTCTGGGCTGTCCGGGCGATCGTGTTGATGTAGTCATTCCTCACCGATTCATTGAGCCTACCCAGCTCCGCTTCAAGCCGATCCGCCCGCTGCTGCTTGAGACCGCTCTCGTCGGCCAGCCGCTGCAATTCCTGGTCGTGGTCCTCCTGCATCTGCTTGAACAGGGACCGCACCGCGAGCATGGCGACCACGGAGAAGATGCCCACTGCCCCGTATCCCGCCAGAGCCGCGTTGATCGCGTCCACCACCGGTTCAGCCTCCCCATCCGTTGTTCAGCCATAGTGCGGCATTCCGGATCTTCGCTCGTCCGCGAGAAGGCCGAACCGTGACGTCCGGCGCGGGGCGGACCGCGTCGGATACAGCTGTAGGGTGCCGCGCATGAGCCTCTTTCACCGGAACCACCGGAACGTGGAGCGCCACTACGGCCGGCGCTCCCCCAAGCGGGCGCCGGTCATCCGGCTGGGCGACCACCTCACCGGCGTGGTCCCAGCCCACCCCGCCGCCGCCGACTACCTGTCCCGTCTGGCGGACTGGCAGATGCTCGGCAACGACCAGTACGGCGACTGCGTCGCGGTCACCTGGGCCAACGTCCGACGCCTCGTCACCGCCTGGCTGAGCACCGAGAACTACCCGAACCAGGGTCAGGTCTTCCAGTTCTACAAGACCCAGAACCCGGACTTCCCGTCCGAGGACGACGGCATGGACATCCAGACCGCTCTGGAGTACCTGGTCAAGGAAGGCGGCCCGGACGGCGTCAAGGCGGTCGGCTTCGCCCTGGTCGACCACGCCAATGCCGCCGAGGTGCAGGCGGCGATAGCCGTCTTCGGCTCGGTGTGGACCGGGATCAACGTCCTGGACGCCAACCAGACCGAGTTCGAGGACGGCCAGCCGTGGGCCTACTCCGACTCCCAGGTGGACGGCGGGCACTCGGTCATCACCGGCGGCTACGGCCCGGCGGGCACCGGTGCCCTCGGCGGGGACGAGCGGTTCATCACCTGGGCGCAGGAGACGTCCTTCACCGACGGCTTCTGGAGCCATGAGGTCGAGGAGTGCTACGCCGTCATCTGGCCGGAGCACCTGGCAGACCCCGACTTCCTGGCGGGGCTCAACCTGGTGACCTTCGCGGCCGACTACACCGCGGTCACCGGCAAGCCGTTCCCGGCCGTGGTTCCGCCTACCCCGGCACCTGTACCGCCCGCGCCGGTCCCGCCGACGCCCGAGCCGACACCGGTCACGGCACAGTCCCTCTGGGACGCCTTCAAGACCACTGCATCCAAGGCGGGTCTGTCCTGATGGACATCGCACCCGACCGGCACGCCGGAACGAAGCACTTCAGCCGCATGTTCGCCTACGACCACCTTCCGCCGCACCTCCAGGCGGTCAGCAAGCCGTGCCACGACCTGGCGCAGCAGATGGTCGACCTGCTGCCGGACGGCCCCGAGCTGACCGCCGGGCTGCGCAGCCTGTGGGAGGCGAAGAACTCGTTTGTCGTGCATGCGGGCTTCCTCCAGGAGTAGGCTCGGCCCTGGTCGAGGAACACAGTCAGCAAGGAGCCCTGCCTGGTTGGGATGAGGCAGGGCTCCTTGCTGTCCGGACTCAGGCGCTCAGGTCCTTTCCCAGGATGCCGAGAGCAGCGGTGGCCCCGGCCTGCGCCGCAGCGGTGGCCTGGGCCTCGGTCAGGGTGCCCCCCGCGCCCACGGCAGCCTGGAGGGCGGCCAGCGCCGTCTCGACCCTGGCCAGCGCGGCAGTCTGCGCGGCCTGCTGGCCGGCCAGCACCTTGCGGATCGCCACGACCTGCTGGCCCACGCCGGTCGCCTCGGCAGCGGCCGACAAAGTGATGGACGGGTCCAGGGCCCTGTTGAGCCAGTAGAGGTCGGCGAACGCCTGGTTGTCCCGGACGGGCCCGGACATGATCAGGTTCTGGAGGGCGGTCAGGTCTTCAGGGGTCAGGGTCTGGGCCACGGGGGGTACTCCTTGGAAGGTGGCGGCCCAGGCGCGCAGGGCCGCGGCGGACGGCAGGTGGCAGTAGTCGGCGTCCGCTCCGGCGGCGGTGCCGTACTGGTGGAACAGCCAGGGGTACTGGATGCCGGGCTCGCCGGCGGCCACGCCGGCGGTGGCGATCCACAGGAAGTCCTGGCAGTAGGACGTCGTATCGATGTCCAGCCAGAAGGACTTGTCGCAGTACAGGCCCACCGGGTTCTCCGGGCAGCGGGCCTTGGCTTCGGCCAGCCAGTCGTCCTTGAAGGCGGCCAGCTGTGAGTCCGGCAGCCCGGCGTTGGCCTCGCCGGGGCCGTTGCCCTCCCAGTCCAGAGCCAGTAGGTCACCGGGCCGCACGTCGGCGTGCGCCAGGAAGTAGTCGACTTCGGCCGAGGCCGCGTTGGCCATGTGGGGATAGTGGTACTTCCCCGGCACGAGTCCCGCCGCTACGGCGGTGCGGTACTGCGAGGCCCATTCCGGGTTGACGTAGCCCAGGCCCTCACTGACCTTCGTGAAGCCGTAGGCCAGTCCGGCGGTCGAGGGCCTGGCGGACTGGTAGTCGGCCCAGTCGGCACCGTAGATCCCCATCAGCGTCCTTCCGTCCGCGCGGTCGCTCCTACACTAAGGGCGACCCCGACCAGGAGGTTCCCCATGGGCACCGGAGACCAGGCGCACCTGGCGGCACGGCGGACCAAGGCCATCGAGCTGAAGCGCAGCGGCTTCACCTACCAGCAGATCGCCGACCAGATGGCGGAGCACTACCACGGTGACAAAGCCGCCGCGTACATGGACATATCCCGGGCCCTGGCGCAGCACCGCGCCGAACTCGCCGAGAGTGTCGAGATGCTGCGCCAGATCGAGGACGAGCGCGACGACGGTATGCGGCGCACCCTGTACGCCATCCTCGCCGGCCGCCATCCGCTCATCCAGGGCGGAAAGGTCGTCACGGACCGCGACGGAAACCCGGTCCGTGACTTCGGCCCCAACATGGCGGCGATCGACCGGCTCGGCCGGATCAGCGAGCGGTACTCCAAACGCCACGGCCTGGACGCCTCTCCGTCGCTGACCATAGCTTTCGAGCAGCGCACCGACCTGGAGGCCACCGTCGTGGTGGAGGCGATCCTGGCCGGGCTCGGTGCCATCAACCTGGACCCCAGGCAGCGGATGGTCGCCCTGGAGGCTGCCCAGGCGAAGCTGTCAGCGATCGATGGCGAGGTCATATCCGATACCGGGGACCCTGCCTGATGGCCCGCACCGCGCCCGGCGTGCCAGGCGGCCGGAGTCTGCGGCCACCCGCCGGAAGATCAGTGCGGCCGAGCGCGGCAGGCACCACCCGCACCGCGGCCACAAGGCCTCGGCGGCCACCCGGGCCAAGGAGCGGGCCGAGCGCCTCGGCAGAAAGCACCCGCACAAGGGGCACAAGCAGTCCTTGGCGACCCGGGCGAAGGAGCGGGCGGAGCGCCTAGGCAAGCGGCACCCGCACAGGGGTCACCGGGAGTCTGCGGCCACCCGCCGGAAGATCAGTCTGGCAGAGAAGGGCAAGCGCCGGGCCCGGGAGTCCCGGCGCAGCAAGAGCCACCACCACCTGTCAGCGGCCACCCGTCGGAAGATCAGTGCGGCCGAGAAGGGCAGGCACCGGCACGAGCGGAAGCGCCGCCGGAAGGCCGAGGCCTGATCCACGGGCATCATGGGCCCATGCCCGGTGACGCTGAGATAGTCGCCCGCAAGGCGGCCGACCTGCTGGCCCAGCGGGTCGCCGAGCTGCGCTCGCCGCGTTGGACCCCGCTGCCGCACCAGGTGACCCCGCCGGGGGACTGGTACGGCTGGCTGCTGCTCGCCGGACGCGGTGCCGGGAAGACGGACGTCTGCGCCAACCACATCGTGGAGCACGTCAAGGGCCCCGCATGCCTGCCCGGCCCCGTCCCGCACTGGGTCGGCATCATCGCGCCGACCTTGGGCGATGCCGCCACATCCTGCTTCGCAGGGCCGTCCGGAATACGCGCCCACGACCCGACGGCCCGGATGGTGCAGCGGCCCGGCGGGCTCACCGTGATCTGGCCGAACGGTTCCGAGGCCAAGCTGTTCGGCGCCAACAGTGCCGATGACGTGGAGCGCCTCCGCTCTGGCGGGAACCGGTGCTCTGTTTGGGCTGAGGAGCTAGCTGCCTGGCGGTACCTGGCGGACGCCTGGGACCACATGAGGTTCGGCTTGCGCGCCGGGCCGCACCCGCACTGGGTCGGGTCCACCACACCCAAGCCCCGGGACCTGATCCGGAAACTGGCAGCGAACGGCATCCGGGACACCGTCGTTACGCGGGCGTCCATGTACGACAACCCGCACTTGCCGCTGTCGATCAGGGAAGCACTGGAGGACGCGTACGGCGGGACGCAACTCGGTCGGCAGGAACTCCTGGGCCTGGTGATTGACGAGGACGAGAACGCCCTGTGGAAGCGGTCCACGATTGATGCCGCCCGCATCGACGCAGGGTCGGTCCCGGATCTCGGCCGCATCTCGATCGGAGTAGACCCGTCAGGTGGAGCCGGGGAGCAGGGGATCATCGTGGTAGGCAAGTCGAAGAGGTTGCTACTGCCTCCGGTGATGCCCGTTGAGGAAGGTCTGACGCTCCCTCCGTCCAGGGCCCGCCACCAGGGCTTCGTCCTGGACGACCGGAGCTGCCACCTGTCTCCGGACGGGTGGGGCCGGAAGGCGGTCAGTGCGGCCGTGGACTGGAACGCGGACGAGATCTTCGTGGAGACCAACTACGGCGGGGCCATGTGCGTCTCGACTCTCCGGACGGCCGCCGAGGCCATGGGGGTGAACATCCCCATCCGGATCGTGACGGCCACCCGGGGCAAGGCGATCCGGGCGCAGCCTGTCAGCGCTCTGACCTCACAGGGGTATTGGAGGCATGCCGGCGTCTTCGAAGTTTTGGAAGATCAGATGACCACCTGGTACCCCGAACTCGACTGGTCTCCGGACCACTTGGACGCCTGCCTTGTAGCGGGGACCCTGGTCACCACCCGCCGGGGGCCGGTCCCGATCGAAGCGGTGACTACGGACGACCAGGTAATGACGCGACAGGGCTGGCGGCGCGTTCTGCGCTCCTGGATGACGTCCTCCAGCGAGGAGGTCATCCGCGTGGACACCCCTGCGGGCCCCCTTACCGGGACGGCCAACCATCGGGTCTGGGTGCTCGGCAAAGGGTTCGTAAGACTGGACGCCATAGTCTGGGGCGATAGACTGGGGGCATGGCATCCGAGAAGGAGTCCGTGGTCTTCAACGGCATCACCTACAGCCGGAATCCGGCATCTGGACACAGGTCGGCCCGGGTCTACTACACCGCTTACGCCGACGGGAAACGGCTTCGGGGCGTCGGTCAACTCCATACCGAGGTGTGGAAGGCGGCTCACGGAGCGAGCGGTGTACCTCGCGGCTGCGTCATCCATCACGTCGACTTCGATCCTCTCAACAACGACCCGTCCAACCTCCAGTGCGTCACCCGCCTTGAGCATTCCCGGATACATCCCGGAGACTTCGACCGGGGAAGCGCCGAGTGGCTGGCCCACCTGGACGCTATCCGGGGCCTCGCCGTGGACTGGCACCGGAGTGACGAAGGCCGGACCTGGCATTCCCAGCAGGCTACTGCCAGCTACGCGAACCGGGAGGCCCGCACTTCGGCCTGCGAGGCTTGCGGAAAGACCTACTCGACCCGGCATGCCGGAGAGTCGCGGCACTGCTCCCGAGCCTGCAACCGGCGTATGTCCGACCGGGCTGACCGGTACAGGGTGCCTGCTGAATGCCCCGTCTGCGGCGCCGGGTTCATGCAGAGCAAGTACCGGCCCGTGCCCGCGACTTGCTCCAACTCCTGTGGAGCGCATCTCCGAGCCCGTAGGAAGGCGGCCGGTCTATGACCTGACGGTGGAGGAAGTTCCGGAGTTCTTCGCCAACGGGATCCTGGTGCACAACAGCGTCTGGAACGCCTGGGGGCAGAAACTGGTGCACACCACTTCCAGGGGTACCGGCCGGTCCGGCCTCGGCAGCAAGGCTGCCTCCCGGGCCATCGGCTAGCGGACAGATCTTGAAAACACTCGGGTCATACTGCTGCCAACCGAGAGAAGGATCCCGATGAAGCCGCTGGGCAACGAGCCTGTCCTGATCACCACCTTCATATCCGCCGTGCTCTCCGTGGTGGTGACCCTGAACGTCGGTCTGACGACCGACCAGGCCGGGGCCATCACCGCGATCATCACCGCTGTCTTCGCCGTCGTGGCCGCCGTCCTCACCCGGCCGCTGGCACCTACCGCCTTCACCGGCCTGGTCGTGGCCGCCGTCGACCTGCTGGCCACCTTCCACTTCTCCATCAGCCCAGGGGTCGTCGGGGCCGTCAACGGCCTCGTCCTCGCGCTCCTGATGCTGATCTCCCGAGGCCACGTCACCCCGGTGACCCTGGTGAAGCGCACGCCTGCACCGGCACCAGCCGTCCAGGCGTGAGCGCCCTCCAGCGGGGGCTCCGCCACATCCAGGAGAAGTACGCAGGGCGTAGTGCCGAGCCTCCTGCCTGCGCTGCCGGAAGTGCGGTCGATCCGGAGCAGGCCCTGGCCGACTTCAACCGGAACCGCGGCGCGCACCTGGACTCCGAGGGATGGCCTCTGAACCAGCACATGCGTTCCCAGCGCCGGAGCAGCGACATGCTGGCGCTGCCCTGTCCCCGCTGGTACGCCGAAGAGGTCCACGCGCAGCACTCCTGGGCGGACGGCGAACTGGCCGCTCAGTGCCCCGGTCTGAGGGAAGCCGTATGAGCCTGCCACTCCTCCTGGTCCTGATGGCGC